AGACGCGTGTTTTTTTTTTTTTTATTTTATTATTCATAAGAAAATTGAAAAGGAACATCTTTTAATCCACCAAAAGCACATTTATTAGGAACATACCGATGCCAAGACTGTAATTTCTTTAAAGTAGGAATACTAGCTAAAATTTCAACATCTGTTAAATGAACACGCCGCATATATTTTATAACTTTAAGACGACGATCAGGATCACCTAAAGCCTCTCTAAGGGCATCCTGAGGATTAACAATGACATAGTAATTACATATGTCATCAAAAAATTTCTTTACATATCTAAAAGCAATTTCATTAGTTCCCATAGTATCGTACATCTGACCGACGCACGATAACATATAATCAATAGGATCAGCATCCTGTTCTTTTAAAAAAAGATTTATCATAGTCTCATTAATATCTTTATAAGGTAATACAGGAGCAGTACCTGTTATATAAGAAGCAACAAAACGTCGCTTAAGAAAAACAGGTCCTTTATAAAGAAAAGTTCCAGAGACATGATCAACAGTAGAAAGAAAAGAGGTATATTCTTTAGCATCTCTCAAAGTCATATGACAAACTTCAGCTAAAAATTGAGTCCATCCAGCTGCATTGATATAAGATCTCAATACAGTAGGAGCACACCAAATATGATCATCGCCAAAAAACAACAATAACAATAACTAACTGAAGAAGACAATTTATAACCATATCAGCAATATGAGGATTTCTATCTATAACATCCATACAATATAAATAAAATAAAAGTGCCATAATCCAACTATCACCATGAGAAGTATCCTTCCCACCAGAATGCATAACACCTCTCATAAATTGCCAAAAATTACCAAGATGCAAAACTATCTTATGGCTTATCTTATACATTAAAGTCTTAATAAAAAACTCCATACATTCCTTTGCAGCATCATCATAATCTTGCCAGGCATAATATCTACCACCACAAGCAATATAAAGCATAAGCATCCAATCCTGAATATTTTTATCAAGTTGAGATATATCACCATCAACCCAAAAAAAATCTATCATCATCATAATGAAGATACTTAGCAAGTTCATAAGCACCACCCCAATTAAAAGTCATACCTATACGAATAAGATTTCCTGTTTCTATCTTTCTACGTAGACGCATAATCCAATCTGAAAAAATGATAAGATTAGCAGAAGGGCAAAAAAACTCTCTCATCTTGTCTAAATTATTTTGCAAATCATCAATCATAAGAGAAGCAGCCTTTCTCCATTCTTGCTTTTGTCGAATTATTTCTAAATCAACAAGCTCAGTCTCTTCACCTCTAAGCTTAGATATAATAAACTTATGAACAGCACGAATGGATGATTCAAGCAAAAAAATCTTCTTACCAGAATCATGAATATAATGTCGAATGCCATCTTTCTCAATAAAACCAGACTTAAGAAGACTAATACCACCACCAGTATTTAAATTTAACCAATGGACACATTCTCTAGGATCCCACTTCATATGAAGAGTACCAACATGCTGCTTAGCATCCAATGCAATATGAAGAAAATTTAGAGCACCCGGAAGAAGACGTCGTATACGTGGAAAAGTCTCACCTCGACGAGCTGTATTCTTAGAAAAACCTAATAAAACTTTAACCTGCTTAGCAGCAGTCATATTATTGGTGGAAAACACTACTCTAGGAAAAGTAGGTCCAACAAATTCTCCTTTAAAGTCCATTCTATAAGAAAAAGGTTCATAAACTGTATCTTCCCAACCTAATACACGAACACACCGGTCTACTAAAGAACCTTTCTGATAATTAGATATTCCACAAGCCTCATAAAGATAATTTGCAGTAAGCTTACCAATAAGAGGACGAATATAAGTAGCTGGATAAACTGAAGTTTCAATAATAGCATTACGATGTTTCGTAACAGGACGAAGAGCAATATTACTTTTAGCAACATAATATCGTCTATAAAATGATAAGTAAGAGGAAAAGTGTTTCTCTTTTCTCTCAACTACTCGACCATTCAACATATAATACCTACAAATAATCTCAGCATAAACACTAGCAACCATATCTTCACTAGACGAAAACATAGCACTACATCTAGAAATAGACTGAATCTCTCCATTACTATGATAAAATCGATAATAACAAGTCATATTTCCATCATGAATCTGACAAGGTACACTTTCTCGCTGCATCCTTAATTTCTTTTTTCGATAAAATAAATAATCTATTACGTCAAATCGAG